ATGACAAAAGCAGAGGCTATCGAATATGTATTAAACAACATCGAAAACATACAAGATCAATATGATTATGACTACATCGGAGTTCGGACTCAGGAAAATGCTTTTACAAAGGGAGAAATTCTGGAAAACTCCTATGTTTGGTTTGATGGCGAAAGTACTGGCGAAGAACTTAATGGAACCTGTGCATTGATGCTGAGTGATGCCAAACAGGCAACTGGATATTATGGGGAGCACGTAGCTATCGTCGGTGGTTTTTATGGCGAATATGGTCAGGATGTTGGAGAAATTATCATCGAAGAGGCTGAAGTATTAGAAGTATTATCATAAGGAGGAGATAAAATGAAGCGCTATGATGATTGTGTGAGAGCTGATGGGTTGTGCGGAGTATGTTCCTTGTCAAGCAGGGGGCTGGACTGCCATAATAATAAAATACCTGGCCTGCTTTACGAAAGAAGCGTTTTAGGAATGTCAAAAAAAGAACTCTCTGAAAAATCTGGTGTCAATGTCCGACAGATACACCGATATGAGAGTTCTTCCAGCGACACAGGAAACATGACTCTAAAAAATGCCATTGCCCTTGCAAATGCCCTGGAATGTGACGTAAAAGATTTGTTGTAAAGGAGTAAACATGGCAAAAGCAGAGAATTTAATTGGTCAAACCTTTGGGTTTTTAGAGGTTATTGACGCTGCTGAGGATCGAGTTACCCCATCAGGTCAAAAGAAAAAACGTTGGTTTTGCAAGTGTACTCTTTGTGGTTCTCACAAGGTTGTTTGCGGGCAAGACCTAAAACGAGGAACAGTCAAAAGCTGTGGATGCTACCGTGCATACAAAGGGAAATTGCAGAGAAATATTAAAATCTGTGTTGAATGTGGAAAACCTTTTGAATGCCCTCCATCTGAAGAGACTGTAACATGTTCTAAAACCTGCCGCATAATCCATGCACAGAAAAGGCAAAGCGGCGTAAAGAGAAGCGAACAAACGCGAAAAAAAATGAGCGTAAGCGCCCAGGGACGAGATATGTCAGCTCTCCAGGCAATCGGAACAAAAGCAGCAAAAGAAAGCCCTAATTCTGGCCGTTATGTTACCAATGTAAACGCCAAGGACTGGCATTTAATCAGCCCGGAAGGAAAACACTATACATTTCATTCCCTCAACTTTTGGCTGCGGGAAAACTGCCAGGAATTGTTTGGCTGCGAACCGGATAGCAAAGAGTACATAAACGCTCTCTCTGGTCTGAGAGGAGCGAAAAGAGCGTTTCTTGGGGGTTCCTATGGTTGCGTGACCTACAAAGGCTGGAGAGTGATACCAACGGACTCCGATTTAAAAAAGGGATAATTATAAATAAATGGGATATCAGCATGGAAAAAAATTAGAAAAAAGATTAAAGGGGTGGTTTAACCAACCGCCCCTTTTTACGCTTGTTTACTATTCCACCAGCCCTGGCCATCTCAGCGCCCCATCCTGATCCGGTGTAAGCGTCACCGGCTCCACAATCATCCGGCCCTCATCGTCCATGATGTACCACTTACCGTCTATCGTCTGCTGGCCTGTTACCATGGCACCATCTGCACCCAGATAGTACCAGTGGTCTTTATACTTGTACCAGACATTGGACACCATCATACCGGAGCCATCAAACCAGTACCACTTGCCGTCATGCCAGTACCAGTCATTGCGGACTGGCTGACCGTTGCCGAGGTAGTAGCGCCAACCGCCATCCTCCTGCTGCCAGCCGGATTTTCTCTGTGGCTCCACGAGCGCTGCCTTGAAATCTGTCCACAACTGCGGCTGATCCAGCATCTTACGGGGACAATGCTTGCGCTTGGCATCGTAGTGCCGGATTACATGATCGGCACTGATACCTGTCTCTGCCATGATCTGGCGTACAAGCTCAATGCAGTTTGCGCGGGCGATATCATAGTCAGAGTCTGGATTGACGCAGATCTCGATGTTAATGCTGTTTGTGTTGGTAACCCCTGGCACCAGAGGCGTACCGTACTGCTTACCTACAGCATAAGCACCGTCGCAGTAATACAGCGTCTGTACTGCCACTGTATCATCCACATACCAGTGGACTGAGGTGGACAGGTTGCCGTTTTTATGAGCCTCAGAGTGTTTAAGTGCTCCGGCACCCTTACTGTAATTATCCGTCTCGTGGATTACAATCCACTTAGGGCGGTTTTGACCTGTGTAACAGTTAATCTGTCTGATTTCTTTTCGTATCTCCATAATAATTCCCCCATCAAAAAAAGCCCCAGAGAATCCCGGGGCCCGTCTGCGTTGCGACGTCGCAACATCTACTGGTTTTCTGGTTTCACTTCATCCGGATGCTCTGCGGCCCACTTGTCACACTCTTCCTCAAAAGTGGTTCCAGGGAACGTGTCCCAGCCATGTCTCTTGCAGTAAGGGCAGTCATCTGGGTGGGAGCCATTTTCTGTGCCAGGGCCAAACTGTGCCATATGCTTATTATGTTTCGCCTCTTCCTCTGGGCTGTCAAACGTAAGTGTTCTGTTTTTGTAATCTTTCTTCATGGACTTTTCTCCTCATATAATTTAGTGTGGTAGCTTAGATTAATGTGTAATAAATTTCCTGCCGTTTTTAATCAGCGGGGTTATAGTAACTTTTTTAATGGCGGGTCCCTGCATCTGTTTGTATTTTTCATATTTATTTCTCTTTCGTAAAGTTAAAATAAAGCGGGTTGTTGCTCAACTAAATAGCAATATCAACAACCTTGCATCAGTTCAAAACAGTAAAGTTGATAAGACTCAGTTAAGTGGAAATGGGACAATGATAAATACCATCTGTTTATATAAAAATGAGGGCGATGGAAAATTGTATTTACAAGTTAACTGGAATAATGGGATAGCTTATATACAAGCAGATCAAACTTCTGGGCTATAAATCAAGTCATTGCTGTGTCATGTTGATTTTATAGGTATTTCCATGTGCAGACCAATAAAGAAACCCGTCTAAATCTAAAAATAAAGTTCCATTTATTTTACTATTATTTATCAGGCTGATGGATGCTCTACTGTATTCATTAACATCTGTTCTGGCAGTTACAGTAAATGCCCCACTAACACTGCCACTTGATCCTGAAACAACTTCTAAACAAGGGACTGTATCTGAATAAATCTTTTGGGGTTTATTGAAATGATTTTCTTTATTCAGAGCGGCGTATTGATTTTGTATTTCAGTGATATTGCTATTTAGCTGTTCAATATCCTGTTCCATTTTGTAAGCTACAGCGGATGAAGGAACTGTATCCTCTGAATTTACAGACACATTAGAAATCAAAGATTTCAGGGTGTCTATGATTTCATTTGCCTTTGCGACGGTGTCCCGCAGCTGCCTTTCAGTTTTATTGAGATTATCAGCATCTAAATCCGGTTCTGAATCATTTACATACTCTGTGGGCGTGTATGCCTCCATTTTTTCGATATCTTTTATCAGCACTTTCTTTCCTCCTTACTTACATCTCAATTCTCTTAATGTCATATTCACTACAGCTGCGCTTGATGTTGTTCTCAAGAATAGGGATATATATATATATCTTGTTCCGGTAATTGAAGATACATCAAAAGTTTGCGTTCGTATATTTCCGCTGGTATTTCGTATTTCCCGTCTCCAGTAATCCTGCAAACCCTCATTATAGTCCTTTCCGGATCCGCTGTCAGGCCTCATATAGATATAGTTCGTCACATATCCCGTTGCAAGAAGCATTTCGCAGCCACCTGTTGCGTTATTCAATGAATATTTCAATTCGATTTCATTTATAGTGTCAAAATTTAATGGCACGTTAAACACGATAGCTGTTGTAACATATCGGGTATCAAGAGGGTTCTCAATGTGAATATTATCCCGCCCGAATGTAACATTTCCTGTATAGTACCCTCCTGCTTTTCTTCCGAATGACGGGAAGTAATTAATTGACTGCCCTGGTGCAAATACTCCGTTATAATATGGGATCATTGGATCATTATTCTCATATCCTTCGTACGTCCCTATGATTGTATAGTCACCAATTTTAATAACTGTTCCCTTTTTTATGTTTGAGGCTATCAAATTGGGAAGAGGCGCCAGAACAACATCTTCTTCCATATACTTCCCCTTAGTTTCTATAGTCTGCTGCTCGGCACTGGGAGTTATATACTGTTGCCCCAATGTAGGAATATTCTGTGTAACCATGCTGCCGGGTTCGTAAAACCCTCCAGTAAGTTCTAATGACCCGTTGATAGGAAGGATGTGTGCCTGTGGGGAAACGATCGGCATTATTCCTACCTGTTCATCATCACTGCCTTTTCCTAAAAACGTCTTTCCGCTTTTTACATCTTCGGGAAGCGCTGTTAATTGGCTTGTATCTGCATTTGCTCCCCGTCTCTCAATAATACATTCTGCCATACTACACCTCTAATCAACATATCCCTCGAATGTCCCTGTATATGGTCCGATGGTAACGCCTTTTTTTATGACCTCCTCCGAGATCCCTTGTATAGCTGCCACTACAACATTCCCTGTCATATAAGCCCCTTTAACGCCTGCGGATAATCCGTTAACTGTTGGGTAGATGTATTGGGGGCCAAGTGTGGGGATATCTTGACCTATTGTCACGGAATTAATATGCCCTGTAGGTATCTCGAATGTACCATTGATAGAAAGCTGCTGTGCGATATCGGAATAATCTGGCATAGTACCTGTATTATTTTCTTCGCTTTCAACTCCGATAAATACCGCTCCGGCTTTCACATCCTCTTTCCTGGCGGTAAGCGCCGAATTATCAAACATACCGCCACTATACACGATACAATCAGCCATATCATTCTCCAGATCCTTTCACTAAAATTTCAAAATCCACAGCCGGCTTTGAGCCATAGCAATACAGAGTAACAACACCGTCCCCGCTCACCACCCTGTCTACATACCCAAATGCTTTTTTTCTGGCTCTTACTGCTTCAATTCCCGGTTCGTCCCCCAGATACGGGCCGCCTATTATAAGACTTATATTTTCCTGCGCCCCCAATGCACTTACACTTTGGACATACGGAGCTTTTCCACTCCAACCAGATACAGGAATAACTATCCTTTTTACCCCCTTCATGAGGATAATATCCGCATTATTTTCCAACACAGCTTTGTTCGTTGCGTTTATATCTTCGGCCGAAAATATGTCCCCGACTTCCGCGTAACTTGTTTTGTCTTCGAGAGTGACAAGACCTTCTGAGTCTTCTGTCATCTTATATTTACGCAAGCCAGCAAATTTATCATTTTTATAGTTAGTCCTTAGATTCATAGTTTAATCCCTCTGTTTCCTATTGTTTTCGTTCCTAACCTGAGCTCTAAGAATTGGGGTCCCGGATATGATTTTTCAACCAGTGTTCCAAGATCAAAAATAATCTTTTCAATTGCATTTGCCTGATAGATAGATGTGTAAGTGATTTTTTCAGGAGTAAGCGGTGTGCTGTTATCTGTGTAGTATGCATTCCTTATCGCTACTATATTTCTCCGCAGTCTCTCCATTTCCGAATCCGTCCTGCGGTCTTCTGGTTTCCAATCCAACTTGTTATGAGTTACATTCTTGTACCCATATTGATTGAGTACATAGGATACCCATTTGATTGCCCTTTCGATGCGGTTAAGGTCGTTGTAATCAATATAAGCTTTGGAAGTCATCTCTATAATGTCTGACTGTGTACGGTCAAAGATAAGTGCCTCTAAATAATCACTCATGGATTTTTACCTCTGCTTTTATTTCGTTCGGAGAAAAGCTGTAATTATAGCTTTCAATAATGCCCGTGCGGTATCCATCATAGTCCGTATCAATCTTGATCTTCTGGCCTAATTTCTTATCGCCTATCAGCACTTCACCCGAAACATTTTCGGCCCGTTGGTAATATACATATACGCGATCAAGTACCTGCTGCGCATTTCCATTATGTACTAACGTAGCGTCGGTCACTTCCTGTATGTGTTTGTTAAACACGATATCTGGATTTTCTTTGAGGATTGACGAAGTAAAATGGCTATATTTTTTTCCTGTCAGTGTCACATTTTCTCCGGTTCCTGAAATATATGCGTAATTATCACCGCTTTTCACAATCTTCCCTCCGGTAATTGACAAATCATAATACGGCTCATTGAAAATTATCTCTGCGGTACCGTCCAGAGAATCATTATAGAGTTCTTGGGTATCCTCTGATCTCTGGTAGGAATGAACCGCCAATCGGATACCTGTCACAATATCGGAATGTTCCAGCGTAACTCCAGAAAATACTTCGTTATGGGAAAACTCTGCACTTAATTCTGTTTGTTGGGGATAGATGATAACTCCATCATAATTGCTTGTATCCGCAATCGCCCCGATTGCAAAGCAGATGTACACCAGCGCATTCCTCTTGGATGTATATGGGATGTATCCAATGAGCGGGATATCTGCCAACGTTTCATCCAGTAAATATTTAAAATCTTCCCCTTCAAATATTTGCTCAAGAACTTCCGAAACCGTCTGTCCAGTATAAACTCCGCCCTCAAATTCGCTTCCATCCAGTACGCCTACAGCATCATGGGCGTCCATATGGTAGTCTGTCTTATTTTTTCGGGCGCCGTTTTTGAGATAAAAGACGCCCAGAAGCTCCCCATTAAAATACAGCGAAAGCTTTTGCTTTTTCTGCAGGTCAAATGGTATGCTGGATTTTGTCCTGACAGTAAAATTCAATGTATTGATGCTTATGCTTTCTGATATGGCGTTAATTTCCTGCAGGCAGTTCCTTTCCAGCAACTCATCATCCAGAAAATCCCTGTAAATTCCGTAATCAATCCTTGTGATAAACACAGGACGCACCGGCTTGGAGGTTTTTAAAAACGTTATTTCCAGCCTGTCATAGCCCCTGACATAGTTACTGCAAAAATATCTGACAGAATCGGGCAAAAACTCCATATCCGATAGTAATTTATTGCCCGAATACCATCTGATTTTCATTTTTGCGCAGTAATCACCAGACATAGTATTAAAGGTAAACAGGAGGCCCACACTGGTGAATTTTTGATTAAACGTCACTGTTAATGCGGGAATACCTACTTCTGAATTTGTAGTCTTCTTCGGGAAAAAGAATCTTCCGGGATGTAACCCTGCCTGCGGCCTAAGCCCCAGGCTTTGCTTAACATACCCAAACTCTCCATTTTCATTTGATACCTCAGGGCTTATATACCCATATGGCAATGGTTTTTCTGGAAAGTTGATATATTTACCGTTCAACAGAGAAAAACGCGGAAAACACAGGGCATAACCCGGATATACAACATCATCCCTCTTTAATTCTGGGAATTCCTGCCTGATTACGGTTTTCCGGGGATACAGGCCCTTCCGGGGAAAAAGCCCCTTTCTTGGCCTTAATCCCGGTTCAGTAATAGAAACAGTACTGTTCTCCTTTGCATAAGGGGCTAAATCATCGTACACAATTTTGAGACCTTCTGTATTCTTTTCTGCATCAGACAATATAGATCGCTTCAAAAACACGTTACGGCCTCCTTTTTGGTTCCATGGCAGTAAATACAACGGACAGCCCCGTCCAGTGGTTGCGTTCTCCGTCCTTGCCGTTTTTATTAATCCTTATCTGATCTTCCCCGCTGGTAACATATGCTTCAAATTCAAGTGTCTGCTGGGCGTAAGGGAAAACCATATTATGAGATTCTACAGGGGCGGAAATGATTTCATAAAACGTATCGTAGTCCGCTGGATTGCTCCGATCAGCGTCAATTTCAAGAGTGTAATTATAGAATGTGCCGATAATATCCCGATGCATCCTGTAAGATTGTAATCTCCCAGAGTTCTCGCTATCGGCAACCGCGAAACTGCGTTTTAAGGATTTTACCCATAAACGGAGATTTACTCCGTCTATGGTAAACACCTCATTCTGTATCATTACACCCCTCCTTCCGTTACCATGCGAACGCCTACACGGTTCTTTTCGCTATTTCCGAACTTAACTACTAACTGCCCGAATTTTGTACTATCAAGCACCAGATCAGCCTTTACAACCTGATTTCCGCCCGAAATGTTGCTTTCTGCCAAAGCTTCTTTGAGAGCCTGCTTCATGGTGGACAGCGGGGAAACCACTTCTGTCTCGCGATTATTGTCACCGAGGATGGCTGCAAACATGCCTGCTCTTGGAGGTACTACCGTTCCGGTGGCAAGCATAGGAATTTTGTACGGGATAGATGCGTAAGCGGATACAGGATATGTATTCCTGCTACTATACCCTCCCGAATATCCCGCTGCGGATGCACGTTTTCCAGCGTTGATCGCTATTGCAACGGCGGAAACTCCGGCAATCAAGGAAGCTACCATTGCAGCCACACCGGCCGGCCCAGCCACTGCGCCTAATGCCACTGCCAGAATACCCACTGCTGAAGCTGCTGCAAGAATACCAGATACTACTTTTTCACTTGGGGACATATTATCCCAGTTTTTTGCCAGAACTGCAATAACTGCGATAACACCAGATATGGCAGCTGTTAATGCTCCGAATTTTAAAGCGCCTAATGCCAATTTAGAAATTATTGCTACTAAATCAATGCCTAAAATTGATAAAATCGCTGATAATGTTTGTATCATTGTTATCATCTTTGCAATTCCGCTTATAAATGTAACAAATTTCCAAGCAGCAAAAAACGCTACTACAGCGAGGGTGATATTTTCCACTAAAACCTGATTCTCGTTAATCCAGCCCGAAAATTTATTGAGCCATTCTACGAGCTTTTCTAATGCCGCTATAATAAGTGCTCCTGTCCATTCTCCAAGAGGCTGTAAAAATTCTTCCCATAGCCAAAGCCCCAATGGTTTAAGAGCTTGAACAACACTATGTACTGCTCCCAGTGCTGCTGCAATCAGGTCAAATACTTTGGGAAGTGCCTGCTCTACGCCCCACTTGGTAATAGGTAGCAAAATACTATTCAAAAACCACAATAACGCATTCCCTACATCAGACACAATCGGTTTGATTGCAATTAGTACTCTGTCGAAGCTCTCTAATAAAGGAGAAAAATCCACATCAGCAGACCATTCCTTTAAGCTTTCTGATGCTTGTCTGAAAAAGCCCGTTATTTCCAGAATAATATCGCCCAAATGCCGCAATATGTTTGTTCCCGTATCTCCAGATACCCAAGCTTTGTCGAAATTTATAATCAGGTTTCCTATTGTGTCGACAAGATTAGAAAAACTTATCAACAAATCGTCTGTAATTGCTTTCCCGTACCCTTCTGCATTCCACACTTGCATAAAGGAAGCACCAACATCACCGGCGAGCTGTTTCACAGCAGAAAACATATTCTTAACAGAGGACAATACCTGTGGCCCGTTTTCCTCCCATGATTGCTTAAGGGGGGTAAAGAGCTGACCTAACGTTTCCTTAATTGCGTCTGCCTGCAATTTAATGTCATTGGAAACTTCCTCTGTAGTAAACATATCTTCCGGCTTTAATTCCCCGGATTCTTTGTCTTTATCTTTCTTCTGCCGTGTGATCTGGATAAGCTGGTCGAACGGAGCAATCGCTTTCTCAGTCTCTTTTGCCGCAGCCTCTGTCTCATCCTTGGTCTTGTCCAGACTGTCCGCATAGTCCTGCTGTACCTTTACCGCTTTAACAAACGTGTCTTTCCCGGTAAGAGCCGCTAAAAGCTGCGCTGTCCAAGTGACCGCTTGGGATAGCAGGTTGATAAATTGAGCCAACGCCGGGGCACCCACCTCTACAAGCGGAGAAAATGCTGTTGCAAACGTATTTTTAAGCTGCGTTAAGGATGATAAAAGCAGGGATAAGGCCCGGTTTGTATCATCGGAATACTGCGACAGGTTGTCCATACCCTCTTTCAGTCCGGAAGTAACCATGGATATAGCCCGGAATACTGTGCTGAACAGAATAGAAGTGGCAAGCATTTTCCCCAGGCTCATTCTGGCGCCTCGAGCCGATTTATTCGTATCCTTTAATGATTTATTGAATTTATTCCCTGTATTGCTTGCCTTTTTCTGGGTCTTATCTACTCCAAGCAATTGTTTTTTATATGCTTCTGCAGCTTGCTTAGCTTTATGAAGCCCTTTATATGCTTTATCATATGGAGCATCACCTAACCCATATCCAGCCTGCTGCGCATAATACAGTGCATCAGTATAACGGTCGATTTCGTCTTGCAGGCTCCTCAGTTTAGGAGATGACTGCTTAACTGATTTTGCGACAGAGGAAAAAGCATACTTTGCAATGCTAGGGATATCTTTAAAAGCCTGAGGAAGAAGCTTTATGTAGTCCATAGTGCTTGATAATGCTCTTTTTATATCTTCTGTTCCAACTTTCGCACCATCGGTCTTTATTTTCGTATCAATTACGATTGTTCCATCTGCTTGCAAATTCACTCACCCCGACCTAACAAATCCGCGAAAAACTTACAGTCTTCCTGTGCTCCGTCTGTAACTCCTTTCAGTTCACAGAGTTTTTGGTTATTTTTTAAGAACTCCTGTTCCCACTTTTCCATTTTCTTTCCCTTTGCCAATTTCTGCCGTATTGAAAGCACCTGGGAAAAAAGTCCGTCGTCAATCTCCATAAACCAGCCGTAAAACGTCCACCAGTGTATCGTTTGGCGGCCTCTGGTCTCAAATCCAGCAATTTTATTGATTGCTGGGAAGATTATCCCAGCATCCTGTTCCCAATCCATTGTACGGGCCGTGGGTTGCTCATCCTCCCGAGTGATTCCACAGTCAATGAACCATCTGGCAGCCTCGGCGGCTTCCCCTAATGTCTCCGGAGGGGGAAGCACGGGATAGTAAAGGATCTCTATCATGGCCTGTGTCTTTTCTTCTGCAGTCAGCTCATCATCGCCAAACGCTGTAAGAATATCCAGCACAGCCCGGAAATCCTCCCGTATTTCATAATCCACTCCCCCAACATTAAGGCTGTACGGCAGATCCCAGGCTGCCATCACTTCACCGGGAACGGATATTTACCGGGCCCGGCATGATATTTTTCGGTGTATTTTGAGGCTTTACTCTGCATTGCTTTAAAGTTTTTCCCTGTTACCTCCTCTACAATCTTCTGTACAGTTTTTAAGATCACAAGCGCCCACGCTTCTCCACTTTCAAGAGGGGTAAACGGGCTTGCGACATCAAATAATCCTGAGGTATCTGCCTTAAAAAGGTTGTCAAAATGTCCTTTTAACTCCGAAGCATATTTATTTTTAATTTCTGTCGATTCCTCGTCAGTAAGCTGATCTCGATTTAATGCTTCAAGTTCTTTATACATATTTTTAAATACGCCATATGCTTTATGGTATCTTTCAAAGATATCAATATCAGAAGGCACAAAACGGAGTGTAGCCAACACTTCTCCATGCTGATCCATAAAGTCATAATACTTAACTGGGCTCTCAATGCTTACTTTGATATTTTCCATGTCCCCTCCTTATAACGCCATTGCGGCTGCGGCGTCCGACGTAAATGCCATTGTGGCCGGGTCTACTACTCCCAGGATCCTGTCTCCAACGTAGTGCACGGTATGGGTTGCAGATACGCCCTTAAGGCCACCAGCAAAGTCACCCAATTCCACCACGCCCTCCTGGATCCAGGCACGCATCTTTTTGCTCTCATCAGTTTTGTATCTCTTTACACAGAGATATTTGAGGTGCAGATCCGACAGTGTAGCCCTGTTCTCCATCAGCTCATCAATCTTCTGTGCGTACTTGCTTTCTCCGGACACATTCAGCGGATCCACCGTCATACTCTCGGCGTATCCGGTGATGTCATAGTTGTTGTTGCCCAGTACGTCCTGGCTCTCCTCGGTTTCAGCGTTCATTGAAATCGGCATATCCTCCACGCCTTTTCCGATGATCTCCAGGTTTTCCTTGCCTGTTACATTGTCGGATCCGTCAACGATCCAGAACACCATAAAATCTTTTCTTTTTGCCTCTCCGGCAGCATAGGTCCATTTCGCCATTTTCTTATTCTCCTATCTCTCAAATTCGTTTGTGTATGATACAGTTATCGGGATCACCCAGTCCTGTACACCGTTCTCCTGTGGATCTGTCCCATAGGAGTTATCCCGACTTACCTCTGTGATTTTTCTGCCCCCGGATAATTCTGGGTAGCTATCCAGTTTGTATGTATCTTGTCCAATGGTTACAGGTTCCCGGCATATCCATTTACCCAGGGTATCCAGAAACTCTTGTATGCTCATTTTCTGTCGCTCTTTGGCACTCCCAGAGGCCCTGTACACGACATAAAAAGGATACTGGCACGTCTGATAGACACCGCCCAAAACGTCCTCTGTCTTGGCGTATACAAGTGCTCCGGTAGCATTGGAAAAAGCAATCCCACTCTCATCTCCCAGTTCCTCAAACTTTATTTCTTCGTCTGGATACAGGCCAGGGAACTGGTTTAAGAGTATTTTGACAGCCGTTTTTAGGTAATCACCTCCATCGGCATCCTTCCCGATGGGCTTCAATTCGTTATCCACGCTTACCACCTCCCGCTGTTTTCTTCACATTTTTTACCCAGGTCTTTCCGTCTTTTTCTTTTGCCACATCAAACCAGTGGGACTGTGCCTTGGGATAGCTATATTTAAGGGGTCTGTTGGTTGGTACTAACGTTGCTCCTTTTCGGAATCGCAAAACATACTCCCCGCCGGGGCCTGTCGGTATTTTATATGGACCCTTTCCAGTGTCTCTATCAACCATGACCTTTCCCATATATAAATAACGTCCCTGTGGAGCATAAGCCGCATATACTTCCCCGGATCCCTGTATGGCTGCGCTGGCCGCTCTGGTTGTGTTAATAAAATTACTACCGTCCCGCCTTGGCATAAACGGCTCCATACTGCTCATTACATTCCCATCCAGTTGCCATTGAGCATCTTGAAATTGTTTCTCAAATCGGTGCATGTCCAGCTTGACCCGGATATCTCCGTCAACCACGGAAAATCCCTTAAAATGCTTAATCTTGCTTCTCGCCATATCATCACTTCCCCAGAATTTCAAAGTGCGGGATCACCTTATACGGGCCGCCCACAGATGAAATCAGATAAACAAAATCCTTTTCGGCGTTCATGAAGGCGTAAAATCCTTCATATCGCCGATCCGTATAATCCGCATCATCAACGGGGCCGTCTCCGTCCCATGCACCCGCCATGAAAAAATCCGTGGTGGGGTTGAATGTGATACTGTCGTCCAACAGGTCATTCACCTGTTTCCGCCATTCCTTTGGCGGCAGCCACGGCAGTTCCTTCCCGGATGCATCAACCACCACTCTTTTCCTATCTTTATCCACAAACGGGATATGTAACTGTGCATTATCGGTGCTGTCGGGGCCGTACAGTTTCATGATCCGCCCCCGGTCGGTTTCCAGATGCACCCCAGAAAGAACATGAGGATACCAGATAGCGGCAGTATTGGATTCATAAAAATTGAAAATTGTCACAATGTCGCTATACATGGCATTTTCTCCTTATGGGTGTACCCATTTTTTGTTTTTTCCATCCCATTTGAATCCTCGTTTTTTAAGTTCCGAACGGAGATCATAGGTTTGCCCGGATACAGATTGCACGCGTCCCCAATTCACCCCAAAAATATCTCCATTTTCAGCTCCGGCTTTCAGTTTATAAGTGAGGTATTGTGTTCTGTTGGTCTTTGCCGTTTTTTCCCTTTTATCTGGAGTGGCATATTCAAACGACAGTTCTCCATTTCCGCTATCTATTGCTTCAAGGATTATGTCTTTGTAGTAGCTTGCAGAATGTCCCCTAGCCTCTCTATAAACTGCCTCAATAGTTCGAGTTTTTGCATTTCTATCAATCACACCAAAGCTTTTCATTCCGCTATCTCCACCTCTACCTCCCATTCAATCCTCCCTGGGTTTATCTTCTCCGCTTACGTCTTGCAGCTCTATCTGCCAGCCTGCTTGCACGTGCCGCCTTCCGGTTGTCCTCATTTCCCCACGGAGTTCCTAGACCGTGCTCATAATCCGGCTTGTTTCTCCGCTTCTCGTGCATGGCTGCTATGTCTGCCTTTGAAAGTTCTTTGTACCCTTCTTTGCCCTTGACAGCATCTTTCAACTTATCATAATCATATTTGCTTACGGCTCCATCAATTAAAGCCTTACCTGCGGCTGTTCTTTGTATTGTCCGTGTCATTCCACCAGGAAATTTATATTGAAACCCGCCACTGCCGCCCCTGCTACCCATTCCACTGCTTCCGCCTCTACCACCCATTACACAACGCCTCCTTGAATTTATCTGTAAACGCCCGGACTCTCACAATATTCCCCATACACTCATCTGGCACTGTACCATAAAAGATAATGGTTTCCGGCTGCAACCTCCTTACCATCTCCTCATATCCCGCCAGAAACAGTGCCTTCTTTTCCTTGTTATTCATGCAGCCCACAGAAGATACAGCCACAGTGCTACCCTCTGGTTCGCCGTCAAAACACCATTCAAAGGAATCTGGTGTACTCCATGATATTGTCGGGATAACCTGTATTCCTGCCTCTTGCAGGTATGCGCCTACCCAATGCTTTCGGTAATGGTTGTATATCTGCATGACCTTTGGGAAATCTGTGTAGGTAGAGAAATCCGGCGACATTACATAGCGAAACCTTTGAAGCATCGGGATATACCTATCTATGTTTGTCCATAAGCGGTTAAACTGATAATCATCCAAAAAGAAATGAACACCTTTCCCCGCAGGCTCCTTGCAGGATTTGGCATAGTTGAACCCAATCCAGTCACAGCCGCCCTCATATGGTGTAGGCTGTATCTCCGGTATGCCGTATTCTCCCACACCCTCAAATATCCAGCGTTCGAGATTGTCATAATTGCAGTTGTTGCGATAGTTCATGTACTACTCCACTCTTTTAAATCTATTCCATAATTCTGCAAACTTCTCCCAGCCGTACATTGCCACAAAGGCGACCAGAAATCCAGCCAAAATCGCCGCCAGAATCATGTACCACAAAATCGTCTGCTGGATGTATTGCATATACGCCACAAAGGCGGTCACTGTCATTCCGATGGACAGGACGAACACCAGAATGTCAGTAGGAATCTTAGCGAGCACACCTACACCCTTGAATACCTGTGTAATGACCGACACCATGAACGCTAAAGCACCAATAACCGCCAGAATTGCGGTCATGTTCGCAAATAATGTTTCCATATCTACCTCATTCCTGCGTACAACAACGGCACGCCATCATCATTTCTTACTCCCGTCAGGTAGGGTATTGCCACATCTGTCAGAAGCTTGTTTGTCTCCTGTACATTCCCAGCCGCCTGATATACCGCGCTCCATGCCTTTGCGCCGTTCGCAACCTCAGAAGGGGATGCATAGGATATAGCTTCTGAGCCGGAAGAGCGGGAGGTTATCACTCCCGAAGTAACACCGCCAGTTCCGCCGAAAGATGCCCCCCCAGCGGCAGACAGCGCTTGTTTCTCCGCCAGCTCCAACTGATAAAGTTTATCGCAGACCGCGCACACGGCTTTCTGCACCTTTGTCGCCGCCCTCTCATCAGACGGTAAGACGTCAGCCAATCGGTCAAAGGTTATAGTGTCCAGAAAGTCACTGGCGCGGTCTGCAATACGGTCAAAGTCGGATTCCGGCACAGCGCTGCCGCCATATTTTACTGTGTAAAATTCAAAATCGGTGTACGCCATGCCGGAACCTCCTCATCATGATTTAGACGTTACATCGTCATTGCCGGACTTCAACGCTTTATAGGTATTGTCACACTCAACTACTGTGATATGATGTCCGGTTGTGGCCTTGATATCCGTTTTTCCGTCCCACGCCGTCCAGTTCTTGACGCTTTGGCCGTACTTCACCGCGGGAGCGGAATCTGCCGCCACCTTGTACTTATACATGTGCCCGGTTCCAAGGGAAGGTTCAACCGTTACCTTCGTCTCCCCACTCTTTGTCCCCTGCGCCGACGTAACCGTCAGCCTTCCGAGCGTGGTATCATCTGTAATCGTTACAACGGAGATAGCGTCAATGTACTCCGCGAACAGGGTCAGACCCATGATTGCGAACGCCTCAGAAACCGCCGTATTGTAGTTGCCCTGGGTATGAAATCCGATAAGATTCGTTTCCCCGGCACTTACCGTATACACCAAACCGGCGCGTACAAAATCGCTGTCGTTTGGGTCAACGTAATACAGTACAATGTTTTCAACAGGCGTAGCAATAACCCGTCCTCTCTGGATTTCTCCCTCTGCCAGAAGGAAAATTGTGTTAAATCCCATGAAGTTCTTGATATACTGGAAGCCAAACTGATTCTGAATAGTAATATCAGCCGCCCCCAGATATTCATACACGTCAAGAATGTTCACAAATCCAACCGTCCCCGTGGCCGTTCTGTGCATGGTCTTGAACTTGTTTTCTACAAGCCCCTTTGCCATAGCTAATGCCATCTGGAATGTGGTTTCTGTTGCGGTCAGTGTTCCTGTATTCAGATATTTGTAGAATCTGCCTGTTACATCGGTCTGAAGCTGAAACAAAAATTCATCGTCTGTCATCTGTACGGCGTTGTCGTAGCCGTGGTCTTTAATGCTCTCAATGGAAACGGCTTTTGCGTACTTCTCAATCGTAATATCCGCATAGTCCTTTTCCTTTACGATGAATTTGCTGTAGGGGATTTCCTCGCCTTCGCCTACGTTTCCGCTTTCAAGCGCCCCCTCCGCATATTTGCTTTTCAGCTTCGTGTTGGGCTGCTTTTTGATGGGGCGCATAATCCCCAGAATGTCCCGCAGATGCTGCCAGTTGCGCTCGAATCTGGTTACAAAATCTAGCTCTCTGGCAGTCACCTGGACATCCGCTGTTTTAATCAATTTTTCTTTTGCTGGCATGATAGCCCTCCTTAATTAAACAAACTCATGTTTGCAGCGATTGCAGCCTGTCTCTCGGAAGCATCCTTGATACTCATAATCTGGTCTTTCGTCATGGCTCCGCCCTGATTCTGCTTTCCTATAGGCTGAGTAAATCTTGCTGCATTCTGCTGTGCTTTCTGCTGCTCCTCATCAATAAACGCTGATGCGTCTTTCTCTTTCATCTGGGAAATGAGGTCACTTAAGCCTAAGATTTTACCGTCTTTCAATTTTAATCCGGCTTCTTTTACCTCTGCCATGATCGCCCGTTTTGCCGCTTCGCTGGAAAACTTAATTCCGTCAAACTCTGTTTTCAGAGCATCCGTAAAGTCTCTTTCATAAAGCTGCTGCTTGGCGTTCTCCTCAGCGTCCTCGGCCTTTTTCTTCCAGTCAGCTAAATCCCGCTGCATGGTTTCAAGGTCAACACCCTCAAAGCCTTTTAATGTGGCTTCTGCTGTTTCAGCCTTTTCTTTCCAAGTATCACGTTCTGTTTCTAATTTTGAAACAACTTTGCTGTACTCCCCTGCATTTTTGTAATGCTCAGAAAGTGCCTTTTTTACATCAGCCTGCTTGTCTGCCGGAATCTCAATCCCAAATGATTTCAGTGTTTCGATAAGTTTCTGCATACTAATCCTCCTTGGCCGTGTTTATTGACCTGCCGCCGCAGGTATGGATTAAGCCCGATAGACCACGGGCGGGGTAATCGAAAAGGCAGGACTTGAACCTGCGACACACGGCTTATAAGGCCGCTGCTCTAACCCACTGAGCTACTTTCCGTAAATGCACACGCCGGAAATTGCATCCGCTTTTCAACCTCCGGCTCTTATGTGGCCGTTTCTATTAAGGACGTGTGCAAAGAAAGGAGGTAAATCAAATATAAGAAAAGAGCCAGCAACCTGTCGGAAATTCCGAACAGTTCACTGGCTCTGCGACTGGCGACTGGCACTATGATAATTTAATCTTATTTTTTTCTATATCTACCACAGATTCATTTTTGCATACAGGGCAAAATACAATTAAGTTTTTCGCGACTGTATCCGGGCGAATTTTTGTCCGTGTTTTATTATTACATATCGGGCAATATACCCAATTACTTCTTACCATTCCCCTCACCTACATTAATCATTGCTTGTTTTTATGTATCTATTTTATCACATTGTCCTCGGGCTATCCATCCCCACATTTTCAAAAAGCGGTAGGGAAAACCCACCGCCTGTTTGTGATTACAGCATATTTCTTAGTTTTTCTACATACCTCGAAATTGTTTCCCGGGCTTCTCGGCATTCAGCATCTTTGGACATATCTCCTACCTCCTGTGTAAGTTCGTCCATGTGTTCCTCTAAAGCTGCCAGCATTTTGCGTTTACATTCTTCAGACTTCCCGGAACGATAAGACTGCTTATTATCCATATACTCTGTATACGCATCTCTGCCATCATTTCGGCTGTAATGCCCCCTAACATAATGCTCGCCTCTCCGAGCATAGGAGGAATCACGATCATAATTTCCCATCATACGCCCATCAGCAGAACTGTATCGTCCGTCACTATTGCGTCCTCTCCGTCGACTATATCCTTCATCTCTCGAATACGCATTTTCACTGTATCCAGAATCCATTTCAGATAGTACAGACATATAATATTCTGCCTTTTTGTCCCAATACTCTGTATTTTTGATATCTTTGTACATATCAATAAGTTTGTAAGCAGTTTCCAGGTTTGCAGTGTTTAAACCCTTCTCGGCAATTTTTCCAATTTCGTCCTCGACAATTGCACATAAATCCTTGATATCCCTCATTTCTTTCCCTCCTCTCAACCGCATACCCGAACAGCTGTTATATTGGGGTTGTCTATCAGAACCGGAATCGTCCCGGCGTTTTTAACAGAAACGTTTTCACAACATCCACAGAACACGTCAACGTATGTCTGGGACGATACATTAAAATACTGCTCTACGGCTGCCGGAGTGGCTCGCATGACCGTCCCGCCGAGAATTTCCCCATCTCTGGCGATTCCCAGTGCCACTTCTCCTGCTGTTTCTCCGGTGGGTACCGCAACATTGCCGGAAAATGTAACCAGATATCTACCAGGCTTTGCAAGCGTAACCTGTGCACTCCCGGCCCGGTGTCTTTCAGCGCATCCTCCCTTTGTAGCTACTATAGAAAATGGAATTGACTGCCCTACCGGTACTGTGACCGGCGCTGTATTTACTAACTCAATCATAATATTCTCCCTTCTGCGCAAAAAGGACAGACTTTTACGGCCTGTCCCATCTGCGTAATAACGGCATCAGCCGAACATCCAGAATCATTTTGTTGAGGTCAACAAGACGATCCGAAAGAAACTCCATATGCAGTTTTAGCATCCGCATCCTGCGTTGCATCCACATCCGCCGCCAAAGCTAAAGCCTGTCGGATTGATGATGGATGTATACGGGGACATTACCGGATAAGAGGGTACTGGTGTAGGTCTCAGCGCGTTGATAATGCTGTTGGTCTGTGCATTATTGGACAGCTGAAGCTGTGCGGACTGTAACTCAGTCTGTAAGGACTGGATCTTGTCCTGTGTAAACAGATCAATGATGCGCTGCGTTCCGGCATTCTGCGCCTCGATCACATCACGGAATCCGTTGTTTACGGTATTCTGAAGGATGTTGGTCTGGGCTGCCATGTTGTAGTTTACGCCAGCGATTGCCTCTCTGGTGTCGCAGCAACACTGCTGCATCTGATAACCCAGATTGGACAGATTCGCATTTACACCAGCAAGGCCGTTGCAAAGCTGACCGGAAAGGTTCTGGATACCGTTTTCGATTCCCTGTGTGGACAGTGCCGCGTCGATATCAGCGCGGGTTGCATAGCCCTGGAATGCCGGAGAGTTTGCACCTCCACCATTTCCGCCCCAGCCGCCGAAGCCGCCCCAGCCAAACATACCGAAAATTAAAAACAGGATGATCCAGGCTCCCCAATCTCCACCGAAGCCGTCATTTCTCCCTGTGCTGCCAGTTAAAACGGCAACATCAGAAGCAGTTAATCCGTCTGTCATAGTAATAATCTCCTCCGATTATGATATTTACAAACCGTGTGCACCCGGTTATGTACTATTTAAAAAAGCCTTTGAACATGCCCTGCATCTGCTGGGCCATCTGCTGCGCCTTGTTAAGTTGCTGCTGGCTTATCCGGCCAGACTGTAACAGTTTATTGATCTCTTCATTGGGGTTCTTGCCCTCCATTTCTTTCCGAAAGCGCTGGAACTGTTCTATCATTCCAGATGGGCCCCCACCATTCAAAGCGTTAAACAATGGATTCGCCATGCTTACCTCCTTCTGGCTTTGTTGCCGATTCAAGATAGCTGTATAATTCCTCGTATTTGCCCCGTAAATCGTCATATTCCTGTCTGGTGACATATTTATCGTCAAGGTTTATTTCTGTCTGTTTCTGCGGCTCCTGTGAGCCCAAAACAACCTCTTTATAAGCAAACGTCCGAAGCGTCGGCATCCCGGCGGCATCTGTGGTCTTTATGTAAAAATTGGAGTTTTCTGAATCCAACAGAAGGACGCTTGTGTTTGGAGCCACAAGATACGACTTGGCCCCCGCCTCGCCCTGCACCCACAAAATCCCTTGATTTACCTGTTGAGCTTGCTGGGGCTGCTGATATTGGGCTTGCATCTGCGCCAGCCTGTCCATTTGCGGCTGTAATGGATTCATTTGCCCAAACTGATACGGATTGTACCCATATCCAGGTGTATATGGTAATGCCATGCCTGTCCCTCCTATGACTAAATCAATGACTTTGTATAACTAAATTATGGCATAAAAAATAAGCCCCTGACAGTTCATCAAAGGCTTATAAAAGTATCAGCATACCCTTATTATCTTGCTATTCACCCGGCGGCTCATGCGTTTTACAGTTGACACGCTTACATTCATTAACTCCGCGCACCTTTCCAGAGGGACATTCCGCGCCCTTAGCTCGAATAATTGGCGCTCATCCAATGTGAAATTGCAATATGTACGGAAATAATTCAATTCTATCACCGTAAAATCATATATTTTCAAGAAAGTTCTCCTTACTGATTCTGCGCAAGATAAGAAATAAGCTTGTCTCTCGTTTTTTTTAGCTGCTCAATATTGTTTCCTGAAATTTGACTGTTTATCATCGTCACAAGTGTTTCCATAATCAGACTGTCCCGCTCTCGTATCTCCTTAAGCGCTTCGAAGTCTTTTTTATCATGATCTTCCAGCGTTTTTACTCTCTCATTTAACTTAAAGGCTGGGGCAATCCACTTGCGAATCACTGCAGCCGCTCCTCCAATGATTGAAATTCCCCCACAAATAGAAAGAATTGCCTGTATCGTTTCCACTTTTTTACCTCTCCCAGTAATAAATTGGTACTTCCTCGCCACTGTCCCAAGTATCGTAGTAATATCCGTCCTTCACGCATACCACATGACCATCAATTCCGAGAATATACGTTCCTTTTGGAAGATCCCGGCAAAAGTCATTGACCGTATATACATATTGTCCGTGATCGTCCACAATATTTCGTCGGAATCCGCATTCTTTAAGATATGCTCCCCAAACAACATTGGCGGAAGGCATATCTGACAGTTGACAAGCTTTGACCATAACTCCGGAAAATGCTGTCTCCCAATCAATGTCAAGGGCCTTGCATATCGCCCGGATAACACAGTCACCTACACGCTGAGCGCGGGGATTTGGGTTGAATTGTTTCCATCTGCTCATAGTACAGCCTCATAGGTTTTCTCAAAAATATCCGGTTTGCATGGATATAACTCTCCGTTCACACCCTGAATGATAAAATCACCAACAGAAACATGATGATGTCCTTCAAGCGTTACGATATACAACTCTATAGGTGTTTCTACCGGATTTTCCTGTGCATAATAAGCAATGCCGTTTTCGACGGCTCTTACCATCCATTCCGGGACATAATATTTCCCGTCCGAGCCCTTCAAGTCTCCGTCATACTGGAACGCCTCAATTATAACTGGTTTTTTTCTATACTTCATATTCATACTCCTTTCGCGTTCTGATATCGCCTCGCCGCCCCTCTGGCTTTTGCAGCCTGTTCACGGTTCCAGCGGGCAATCTGCAATCTTTCGTTGAGCGGTCGCAGATCGTTTGCCTTACAAAATTCGCTGTATGCCCTATTCTGCTTAGATAGCAAATAGGATTTCCGGTCAAGCGTCTGCTGAAGCTCAAACTTTGCCGCCTCGTCCTGGCATTTCTCCACGGCCTCTTGCAGCCCCATAACTTCGCGCTTGGTTTTTCGGACACGACGCTCAAGGGCGCGCTGGCGTTGCTCCAGTTTCTCCACGCGGACATTATCAGCGGTCTGTATGTCGGCATACGGATTATTCACGCCGTCCCCAGACCCAAACGAATGCCTACATCCCCAGCCGCATAATCCCTCGCCAGTTCCGTAACCTGTCGTAGATACAAAATCGGGAAACCTCTTATCTCTGCCGGTTCTACTATAAAACGCGGATTGCCAATATAAATGGTTTCCTGGATTCTGCCCTCCGTTTCCCGTGCGGGCACCTATGTGACCACTAACCAATATGCAGTCCCAATCCATTTCCTCCATGCGCTTGATTGATATGTCCCCAGCGGCCTGGGCTATCCCGGTACGCACGGCCCGCGCTGTGGCGACCTCTATGGTATCTCGGTGACCGGAAGGGTAGTCCACATATACTCCGCCGCTTGCAACACTCTCCACGGCCTCTCTGACGGCCTGTGAGTAGCTTGTCGCCCCGCTCATGACTTTGTTATAGGCAAAATCACATTCGTTCAGAAAAAGCTTCTGTGCGGCTTCTGCGGTGCTGCGGGTCATGTTTCGCCATTCTCCCAGGGTGGCGTTGTAGTTCCGTTCCATGAGCCGGATCAACGCTGGGGACTGTGTCAGCGGCATGGGAGACAGCCCGGCGGCCCGGTATGTCTTGTCATCGTATTCCAGGGCTTTGACTCCGGCCTCTTCCATAGCCGCCTTGATTTCTTTCTCCTGCCGCTTTGTGTACTTTGCAAGCTCCGCCGTGATGTCCTGTAACAGGTATCCGCTATCCTGTAACACCTGGATACGCCACGCATCGGAGGAGGTAAGGAGATAATCGTCCCCTCGCCCGATGCGTATCATCATGCGGTCAATTATTTGCCTCATAATGTATGTATGGAGCTGGGATGCTATTTCTTCGCTCCCCTCTGCAATTTTTGAAAGATATTCAGGACTTAACATTTGCTTTTACCTTTCTGCCACATAGGTTACTTCCATCCCTGCCCCTGCATCATTTGTAATCACAGTAGTCGGGCCATATGTCCGCAGGGCCTTATAGGCGGCGATTTCTTCTGGAGTGAGGTTGATTTCAATTGGTGTTCCTAACATATACATTAAAGTTGTAGGATTATCTACAAACCACTGTTTCGCTTGTTCTACTGTCGTTACTGTAGATGGAAGATAGAAATAAATCTCATCAGCATAAGCAAAAGAAACACCTACTTTATTTTCCGAATTAAAAACAAATCTATTACTTAAAACTTCAAATCTTTTACGTTCATTAATCGTGTCAGGTATTCTATTGACTTTAAATCTTATTGGTTCAGTTGAATCGTCCAAAATCCAGTCATCATAATCAGCAGGATTTACTTCTTTTACCCTCTGCACATACTTCCCGCGCTCCAAGTCAATCTCATCACAAATCCATTGCTGACCTTTCTCGTCCGTATAATTGCCGCCGGATGATACCGGGATTCCGGGCAGCCCGTTTGGTGTTGGAATGATGAGCGTCTGGGCTGGCTTGTAGGGTTCGTATGGAATATTTTCTGGGCTTACCATTAAATATTCCAACTCTGTAATCGGGTTATCCCCTGATACCCCTACTGCATATATCGCTATATGTTTCACTGGATACTTTGCGTTAACCGCTCTGATAACCTCATTCTTTGATTCTCCTTTTGTCAATATATAAATATCATCTCCCTTCATTCCGTTTTCGTAATAAAACCTGCAATTAACCTGCGACGTCCCCGTAAGACGCTTTGCTTTTATGTAAAATTTTTGCAATCCATACAAATAAGCAACAGCATCATTCGAAGTTCCCGTTTTATTGTAAAACGCAAGATTCGCTCCTAAAATGCTAATATCAACCTGTCCTTTATCCCCCGCGCTCTTAATATCCTGTGGGTACTCCGGTGACGGGGAGGGTTTACCGCCGGTGTAAGGTTCGTAATTGGCTTCAGTTGGCTGTATTTTGGATATCATCACCTGAACCTTGCCGTTGAAGGCTCCCTTAACCGCAAGAAATATTCGGAATTTATCTCCATCCATTACTACCATTTTATTCACAGATCCTTTGAGGGCAGCTCCTATTTCAATACCTTTTCCTTGTCTCCATGCATTTATGTACATCTCCACATTTGCATTATCTGAATAAATATAATATACACCCGCTGTCAGCAACGCAAATTCATCATACGAGCTTTCATAGCTGAAACCTTCCCTGCCTAAAATATAAATAGCTGTGTACTTTTGAACATCAATTTGTATTCCATCCGCAAAAACCTCGAATCCATCGCCCTTCTGCCCCACCGAAAACGGCAGGAGGTTTGCCCCAGTCGTGCTCACCTGCGTTGATATGCCGTGGAGGGTAAGGGATTCCAGCCCACGATTCCCCTTTGAATTTTCCAAGAGGGCAGGGTTGCCGGTAACGACCGTGAGCACAACGCTGTACGCATCGGCTACCAGCACCAAGAAATGCTCCTCGCGTGTCACAGGCGGGAAAACCTTCCCCTCTCCGTTGGCAATCGCCGCCCAGTAATATTCTAATCGTGTCACAGGCGCAGGGATGCTTCCGTCCCATACTCCTGCTACTTTTGCCATGTAATATTGCAATCTCGTGACGGGATGCGGGGTATTGCCGGAATAATCCCCCGCCATAGTCGCAAGGTAATATTCCTCAATCGTCACGGGTTCGGGCGTTTTGCCCTGCCATGTCCCTGCAATCTTTGCAAGATAATACTCTTCTCTGGTTATCGGTTTCATCTTATTCCTCCCCGAACAGCCCAGTTTCCTTCGGCTGCGCTTCCGTTACCATTGCCTTCGCATCGTCCTCTGTCATGCCCTCAAATTTGACAAAATACTTCCATGCGGGTACCTTGCCCTGTACGACATAGCTCCACCAGCGTGCCCTGTCCTCCTCACGGTTGTAAGTGATATCCCCGAAGTCGTACACAACCTCATACACCCCGGCAGGGGCAAGCGCATACAAATCTGCATACACGGACATGGCATATATAGCATCATTCAGACAGCTTTCCAACTTGTCCCGCACGTCCTTGATAAACTGGATAGTCCGCTGCTGCTCCGCTTCCACACCTGTCGCTGTCTGGATGCCTGAGGATTCGTTAAATACAAAATATCCGTTGGAGAACCCGCATTTATACCCTATCTGGGACAGGAGAGCATTGATTCCGTCAAGACGTGTGGCTGTATTGAGCTGCGGCACAATCTCTTGATAAAACTCCTCCGGGCTGTTACCAAACACATTCTTGACATAATGCGGCATCTTCACATCTGGGATGCGCCCATTAAGGTTCTTTCCGCTGTCAAACATCAGCCGATCATCCGCCAGGATAATCTTCTCGCTGTCGTATATCTCCCCGGCGTTCCGGCTGTATGCGATATCAAGGTCTTTCATTTCCTCGATGGCTTCCGCGTATATTGGCATCCCCAGCGGAGAGGACAGGTCTATGTTGTTTGCCGAAGGCGTCCGGAATACCCCGTACATGGGAGAATCAAGCCTTTCATTTCCGCCTTTGAAAATTGGCAGCGTTTCTTCCAGCAGGTCAGCCCACTTTGTCTGTGCCAGTGGGATAGAGTCTCCAAGGGTTTCGCTGCTCCTTGACACATACGCCCTGTTAGATATCACATATGGGTATATCACTCCCGCCTCTGTATGCATCTCAACAAATCTATGATACTCCAGGCGGGTATAATACTTATCGTTAGCCGCATAGCTGTCTTTAAACACAATGCCCGTTATATTGCCGTTATCATCCTGCTCTGTAACGATAAAATCACAAGGGGTAAACATGTCAAGCCCGCTACCGTTTGGCTTGATAATAACTGTACCATAAGCGCAGCCATACTCTACCCAGTGACGCAGATTAAAATATGCTTTATCGATCCGCTCCTGTAACCACGCCCCGCGCGCACCACCGTCAATCTGGATTTTAATACCCAACGTGACGAGCCGCGCCGTTTCGGAGCATACCGCTTTTGCAAAGTTGATAGTCTTTATTCGGTTTTCTGCGTCTACCCAGTAAGGCATACCGCGGTAGATGTTGGCGCACTCTACAATCTTAGCCATCATCTGTGCGGATGTGGTATCCTTTACTCTAAAATCTTGCTCAGCCTGCTTTTTAAATATCATGCCTATCCACCTTTTTACTGTTGCGATAATTCCCATTATGCGCTGTGTCCTCTCCTCATCGCCATCGGAGATATTGCGTAGCGGAGAGCGTCGATCCAATGATCGTTGCCGTCCGGGTAATCTGCTATCACTTCTCCGTTGCCGTCTACTTCATGTTCGTATTCTGTGATTTCCTTGTATGCCCGCGGCGTTCTGGCTGGGTCAATAACAATCGTCCGGCACTGTAACCACTCAAAGGTGTACTTCCGACTTCCCGGAGTTACAATAGCGTTTCTGGCCGGGATCCCGGCGTCCCGAAGGTCTATAATGCTTTCCTGTTCATCCACGCCGCACATCAGAGCATAATCATCATACCCCTTGTTCTTTATCATCTGCGCCATATCCGCGTTTCTTATCTTGCATCCGCCCAGCTCATCCAGCAGTACAATTTTCTCCTTATTTGGGACATATGCTGCCCGGATAAAGGCTTTAGGGTCTGGATACCACCCAAAATCCTGTCCCTGATATATCGACTGGTAGGTCTGGATTTCCTCATCCGTAATCGTCCGTATCTCCAACATGTCAAAGATATTTGTACCAAGTCCCACAGGCTCTCCCAGATACTCATGCCGGTACGCCCGCTCATTCGTATCTCTAAGATGCTCGGCGTCAGCTATAAACTGCTCCCCAAGCCAATCCGCTGGAACGCTCGTATAATCGCTCTTGTGCCGATAACTGTCATCTCTCGGCTCATTGACGTACACATTCGCCCAGTTACTCCGGCTTATCGGCGGGTTGAAGGATTTAAAAACCACAAATTTGCTACCGCCGCGGAGGACAGATTGTTGCACTGTACGGATTTCCTCAATTCCGGAAAACTCGTCCAACTCCTCAAACCAGAGGTATTTGAAATATCCTCGGCTGGTCTTAATGGACTTCGTTTTCTTCGCCTTGTCCAGCCCCCGGAAGATGATCTTCTGCCCTGTTGGCTTATACACATATTGCATAGGGCTGACGCTGGATGCCCACAGGTCATTGGTTCCCAGCGCGTCAATCGCCCACGCAATCTGTTCAAAAACGGATTCGCGGAGGGTGTTCCCTACCTTGCGGAATACTACCGCATTACTACAAACGCCGGCCTTTGCGTCCTGCATCATCCCCAGTACAATCTCCTCGGATATGAAAGATGACTTTGTGGAGCCACGTCCACCATATAAGTCATAGTATGTATGCTTGCTGTCCAGGATATCCCAGTGGACAGGGTAAAAAGTGGGGGCTATGATGTCTGTAAGTTGGATTGTATCAGCCATTTTCTTTTATTCCCTCGGTATGTTATTCACAATAATAATGCCACCGGCATCTGTGTTCTGCCCTTCTGTCCGTTCGTGACGCTTCATCAGCTCCCTCCCGGCAGCCATCCTGGTATCAAGCGAAGCCTCAAGCCCAAACTGATCCTTGACCTCTCCTCGCAGCACCGCAGAATAAAATCTTTGCACCTCGGCGGCGTCTGCTATGCGGGAATCGTCAATCTGTTTCTGGCGTTCTGCAATATATGCGCAAATGGCAGGTTTTTGCAGGTTCTCTTGTCCTATCACCCGCGCTGTTTTCTCCGAATATCCCGCTCGCTTCGCCGCCTCAGTCGCATTACCACATTTTAAATACTCATCCGCAAACGCCTTTTGCTTCGGTGTTAGCATTTATCCACCACCTTCGATCATTTTGTCCACACAAGCATTCCACCCGGCATTATACATCCAATCTATCACACGCCTTCCGGATTTCGTTTGCATTGGGCATTTTTCTGGCAATTTCTTCGCCGGGCACCAATCCGGCTTTCCCGGTCTCTCATAAGAGCAGAATCTATCCACTTCTACGTTTTCGATCCCGCAAAACCTTTTCCCCTGTATCATCTGCCTGTTATCATATTCGCGCTCATGGCAGAAATCACAGTTTAAACAGCTTTCCGGGAAGTCTACGGTTACAAATCCGTCGGGCGCATCCGGTTTCTTCTCTTCCGCAGCAGCCTCTTCGAGCATTTTGAGTTTTGCCAGTGCCATCCCAATATTCTGGGACATTACATAGGGCAGATTGTTCTGGATCCGCGAGAAATCTTCCAACGCCACCTCGGAAAAGTTATCATCCCAGGAAAACGGCTCCGTCTTGATTGTAAATTCTGGTTTATCCATTCTTCCACTCCTTTGTCTGCTCCCATATCTCCGCCAGGCACTTAACAGCTTCCACCGTGCTGGCCGTTCTCAGGATCTCATAGTCCCGCATCTTCCATCCGTTCTTTCCGTTTTGCAATGTAGGTGTTGATAATATCCATACTGTTATCATCCTTCCTTGATCGGATGAATAAAATTGAGAAGATCCGATTTTTATAATCAAACCAACGGAGAGAAGAGCATTCTGAAGTTTTTTTACGATCCCCTTCAAGTTCATGTTCTTCCCTCCTCGATTCATAGTCCTATTGATATTTTATCACATTTTATTTTGTAATCCGTCCCCCACTTTTCACCATTTCCCGAAAAGAAGTAAGAAGTGATAAAACTGAGCAGCCGTTTTCCTTTTATATGCGTAAAAATCATCTCTTTTTACGGGTATATACCTATTATGCCCCATAGCATCATACCCGATTCCATTGACAAGGCTATCATAAATACACACCTCTATTCCCGGTGTTGAAGATATCGCGCACTCCAACAAAAGCAATCGTTCTTCTTTGTTTAGCTTTCGGCATCTTTCGTATAGCTTTTTTTGGTCTTCTTCAGGAACCCCAAAATCTGTTAATGATGCATTCCGTGTTCTTATCTCAATCACCTCCTGAGGCTTTTCTCTATGCTGCGATCCTTTCTCTGATATTTCTCAGCGTCTTCTGTGTAGACTGTGCGTAATACATGCTTGTTACAGCCGGGCTTGCATGGCCCAAAACCTCCTGGATGATTCCAATATCGACCCCTCTGTTTTTCAAGTCCATACCCAGTGTCTTTCTCATTTTATGCGGATAGACACGAGTAGTAATGCCTGCACGTTCGCCTATCTCCTTGATAATAGTCCTATATGCTGATACCGTCATTTTCCCATATGGTTTTCTGGATTTTGTGAACAAATACGGACAATCATCTTTACGAGATTCTTTGTATTTTAAATAATAATGCCTTGCATCTTCATCGAGATACAATGTTCTGTATCTCCCTCCTTTTTCACCTTTTATCCATATATCTCCTGTTTCAAAGTTCACCTGTTCCAGACAGATATCAGCAATCTCGCCTACACGAGCACCAGTTGAGCGGAACACTTCGAGGATCGCCCTTTCTCTCACATCCTTACAGGCATCTTTCATTTTTATCATTTCTTCTTTTGAGAAATAATCAATAGGTTTTGATATAACCCGTTTGGGTTCAGTTGCTTCTACTGGATTTTCTTCTATCAGCTTTGCCTTTCTCATCCATGTGTAAAATGCAGACAAAAACCGGCGCTCGTTGTTATAGGTAGATTTTTCTAATTTCTCTCCATTTATCCCTTTCCTGCGTTCATACTGGGATAAATACCAGTCTATATCTACCGTACCAATCTGATCCAATGGCTTATTAACAGCAGTCATGAGACGCTTTACTGCGCGTAAGTATCCTTCCATCGTCTGATGGCTCAAGCTACGCTTTTTTATCATAAAAAGCTGAATCAAATATTGATTCCTTTTTTGAGTGTCACTCTGCCACGTTTCCGGCAGAGTGGTAATATCCTGAATATTTACCTTCACAAGCTCGTTGGATATAATATGTTCCAACGCTTCCAGAATCTCTTTCTCTGAAATATAATAGGACATTGCTACTATAACATTGTTGATAATCTCACTTTTTATAGATTCTGACATATTATGATCCTCCTCTTGTTTTTTCTGCCTGAGTTGGATATAATATACTCAGGCGTTGTTTAGCGGTGGTATCATCTTGGCGGGTGTCCACCGCTATTTTTATTATCTGTCCTGAAACCTTTTTCTGTGCTCCCTATATTCCTACAGCTACTGAAACGAGTTCTTCTGATATCACTTCCAGAACAACAGCACCGCCATCAGGGAGACCCAGACCATAAGGTAATCCCTGCGGTCAATGTTGTGCCGTATCAGATTGACCGTCCCCGTTATGGCCCACATGATGATTATTACGCTCTTGAGTACATTCAACTTTCTACCTCCTGTATTTCTCATTTGGACATAACGATGTATACGCATATGCCGGCATCCGTGCGGACCAGACTTCCAATTTCGGTCCTCGGATTGCATCCATGTCACTGGCTGCCACTGCTCTTTCCCTCTGAAGCCGGTTCACTCGTCTTTGGGCCTCTGATTTCACTATCCCCAAGCTGTATCCCTTCTTTCTGGCCACGTAATAGGGCGATCATGTATTCCAGGTATGGATTTTTCTTTTGCCACATGGCCTCATTCGCCTCCTCATAGGTAGTCTGTGTAGTTTCCGCCAGTTATTACTTTTTAAGACAGGAAGTAATATATTGGCAAGTGATCGTGCCATTTCTACTATGCTTTTAACCAGATTTGCAAACGCCTCTGCTGCCTTTCCTATTGCCTTATTTAGATCTTTCATATTGTCCCTTCCTCCGCTATATGTCAGTTTAACTTTGTACAATTCAAAAAATCATCTGGTTCATTTTTGGTAAATGATACATTCAATTTTTTACAAAAATTATATGGCAAAACACCATGTGTGATAATCTTCCGATGTTCACAATTCAAACATTTCTTCGGACATTTTCTATCCGCATACGCTTTCTTGTCTTCATCTGTCATATTTTCCTCTAAACCTTAATTTTATCCGCCATCCCGGTACAATCACCGAAATGGTAGATGTCAATTCTGCATTTCTTTTAATTGCCTTTTGCGCTCTTCTATAAAGTCGCTTAAATCCGTTTCTCTCAATGCCCATGCTTCTTCTCCTGGTCTATCAATCCTCACAGCTTTTCCGTCTTTACCAACCGCACGGCGTTCTGTTATAATCGGATGTTTATTTTTACATATGACAGCTTCCCTCTCCGTGTCATATGCACGTTTGCACAAAGGGCAACGATACCATATTTCTATATGCGCCATCTTATATCCCCTAAATCTTAATTTAACTCAATACAACAACTACTTGTTTAATACCACAACTGTTTACTACAACTTACCTCTAAACACCATATCTATTCAATTCTTTCAAGCAGCTGGAATTTGTATCCAATCTGCTCAATATCTTCAACCGACAGGATTTTCCCTTCCTCCGGCCGGCCATTGAGCTTAAATACCAGAGCCTTTTGACCAGCTGCCTGCACAAACATCTGCCGATTGACCGGGATCTCCACCCCCAGCAAGGTTGTCATGATCTCTGCTGCAGATGCGTGACCCACTGCTGAGTCAAGCTCGTTTGTTTCAGCCAGTTTTTTCGCCTCTTCCAGGCTGATATCTTTCAAGTTGTATTCGCCTACGTGTGTTAAGATAGATGTGTTTAATACTCCTAATTTCATTTTTTTATTCTCCTTTTCTATTTTTTCTGCAATGTTTTCAAAAATTCCACCAGCTCCGTCTCGCTATCCGGATACCGACTGTATGTCTCATGACGCTGCCATCTTCCATAGGCCCCAGATGGATGTTTCTCTGGCTCCGGTCCTCCAACCAGATGAAGGTATGAGGATTCATAATCCTGCCCAATAAACTCATTATGATTGGTGTAGACCTCTGCGATCAACCTTGCCCCGTTATCAAAATCATACTTGTAGTACCTGGCGCCAATATGCTCATCTGCATACCATAGCCCCCATGACCTATAATCTCTCAGCCAGGCCTTGCGCTGGTCATTATTCTTCATCAGCGGAAGCTCCGGCTGTTCAGGTTCTTCCGGCTCCGGCATTTCCAGGTCACACAGCATCCCCGCAAGGGCTGCCACCAGTATTTTCTTCTTCCAGAGCAGCTTTGGCGGAAGCTCTTCCACTGCATTGACCTTCACCATTTCATCCAGGAGTGCCTTTTCCTTTTCCAGCATCTCCCGGAGCAGTTCCAAGTCTGTAAGCTCAGTATCTTCCTCTGGTTGCGACGTCGCAACACTCTCAGATTCTTCCCCGCTGCCATTTTCGCAGCAGATTTCCTCATTCTGCTGCATATTCGCAGCATCCTCTAATGCTATGACATTCCACATAGACTGAATGGATGCACACAGATAGAACCATTCTGTATTTCCGAGGCATTTTCCTGTGCCGTCCCATATCTGGATATAATCCGAAAACAGATTGATATGCGCTGTGCCATCCTGAGCAGGATCGTTGAAATACCACGTTTCCTTAAAACGCTGTTTTAACTGCTTTTCTGATTCTGTCACCAGCATGACACGATTTTTGTAGTCTTCCCGAAACCAGTCCCTAAAATGTCCAATCAAAAACCGTGCAAAGGCATTGCAGTACGATTTTCGGGTAGTATAGTCCATCTTCTCTGAGTTCTCTTTTTCTGGCTCTTCCGGCCGTGTTTCCGACGCAACGCTCTCCACCGGCAGAGGCTCTACTTCTGGCATAAGGTCCTCCACGGATATCTCACAGCTCTGTACGGATGTCCTTTCTGGTTCCGGCGGTACATCCGTCACATCTGGAGCAGCCTCCGGCTCAATCCCCGGAAAATCCTTAATTTTCTCAAATAAATCCATCTGCAAAGAAATCCATCTGCCCAGGCAGATCTACGCCGTCTGGTACGTTTTCCCATTCAACTCCAATGTAATCCAGCACCCGGCCCCAACCAAACTTTTCGCCAGTCTCCGGATCCGTACAGCAGCGGTACATCCAGAACTCCCATTCCTTAGGATTCCTTACACGCAACTGGTCAAACCTGTGGGGTCTCTTCTCCATATGGACTCCAAATCCGCACATACTGCATCCAGTTCTCTGTGCCCCTGTGGTGTATAGGGTTCCATCCATTTTTCTGGCAATCTCTCCGTAAATCTCCGGTACTGGAGCATTCAGATCAAGAGCCAGCTGCAACAGATCCTGCCGCAGGAACGGGGCAAATGGCGCAGATCGGATTACTCCCTTGCCAAAATAGTTGCAGCCGTGTTCTGTAAGTGCCTCTTCTCTCTGCCCACCCTCTGATGCCATCAGTCCCAAAAATGGCCGGCTTTTGTGCTCTTTCGCCCAACGATCACAAGGCTTTTCCTTTATGTACAGGCAACATTTATTCGATACCAAGAACGGGGCTATCTGGTAGTTCACTCCCTCATTATCATTCTCATAACCTGCAAACAGCTCCAGCCACTTCTGCGGCAGTTTCATTCGACTGTTCTTGGCATAATGTCCCTGAGCTCCACACTCTCCTGTAATGATTGCATGACGGACAGTTTTGTTTTTCTCCGTAGGATGCTGCAGTGTATCAATCCGTCCAGCAATTTTCTTTGAAATTACCGGGAAGCCATATTCCTGCAAAATCTGTACTTTGGGCTTCCCTGGCATGATAGATATTACTCCCAAGTCCCTATGTATCTTCTGAATACTTCTGTCCTCCAAAGCTGATACAGATATGGCTGGAACATCAATCCCAATCTTCCGGAGGAACATCAGGAGCACAATGCTGTCCAGCCCACCCACACTGACATGGGCATTCAGCCCCATTTCATCCAGCTTGTCTATGTACTCTCGGGCCCGCAGCTCTGCTCTTCTCACCTTTACCTCGTAAGGCAGGGCCTGCATGGCGGTCATCTGCGCTTTCTTTTTCTTCTTTTCGGTCTTCCACTCTTCTGTAGTTAATTCTTTCTTTTCCATTTTCCGAAAGGAACCTGCTATAGCATTACCCCGGCCGGAGGTTCCAGCTCCTTTCTTAGATTTTAATTTAACTCGACTTTAATTCGTTTTAACTCAATTTAACTCGATACAACAACTACTTGTTTAATACCACAACTGTTTACTACAACTGAGCCTTAATAAAGATCATTTATATCATCTAAATAATCATCATAAATCTCACACTCTTCACAATCCTCTGTACAATCGTGTACATAATCGCAATACGGGCAATCCATGTTTTTTACCTCCACACCTAATTTTCTTTCTTGCCATGCTCCTGTTTGCTTTTATCTTTCAGCATCCGCCTCATCATTCGGTTGGGGGCGGCAATTTCAGCCATGCCGCCCTTTCTACATCCAAACTGTTTGCTGTACGCTGTCAGGCCCAGCGCCATTCCAGCAGCCATAGTTTTACTTGTCCTGCTTTTTCCCATCACTTACCTCATTCTTTACTCTTCTTCTCTTTCTTCCCAGTCCTCGCAACAGTGGTCATAATCTGTCCAGTCTGTGCAGTAATCACTCTCACCATTGGCGCATACCCAGTCATCTGATATATCTTCATGCCTGTGCCATATGCAAGTTCCACAGCATTTTCTCATCTTCTCTCCTCCTTCTGATACGGCTCCGGCAGCGGCATCCAGGCAATAATCCTCACCGACTCATCACCCAGATGCCAGGAGCCAGCATAATACTGCACAAAACAGCATCTTTCTCTATATTTGTCCCAGCCGATTACACTATTAAGAGATTCTTCCGGCAGTCTCTCCTCCACGGGAATCCAGCGGTGCTCTGATGTTTTTCCGTTCGCGTTTAACGCCTTGATTTCTTCCGGTGTCAGCCCGGTATCCTCATACGCTGCCAACCGCTCAACCAGCTCATCTTTCTTGTTTGGACTCCAATATCCCGTCTTGATCCCGCTACTGCGGGGATGTGTTAATCTCTCCATGGCTATCCCTCCTTCTTCCCGGCATACACCCATAATGGATATGCTGCTCTGTTCCTCTCCTTGTTTTGATATATACATGATCCCCGGCTATATCCTTCCCGCATATGCTGCAGATATAGACCGGTTCACTCTTTGGCTGTTTCATTTCTTCTGCCCCTTTCTGCTTCTGGCCTCCAGTTCATCCATAACAAAATTAACAAGTGGAGACGCTACCGGCTCTTCCTCCGTTGTAGGGGATGTACCTTCCCACTTCCGAACCATATGGTTCCCGTACTTTTCCTTGATTGCATCTGCTTCCGCTCTCAGTACATCCCATTCCCCTGAATCTTCTGGCGGCACACGGTCACGCCATTTCATCCAGAACCGGTTATAGACATCCACGAAGATATCTGATATAGTTTTATTATCCATTTTTCCTCCTGTCGTCACAATGCGTTACAGCTTCATGTAACCAAATGATAGGCCTCAAACCCGCATAAATACTGGTTTTTTTATGACCGGTTACAAAGTTACAAAGTTACAACACTTTTTTCCCTATACGCGCGAGGCACATAGATGATTAAATTGTCTGACTTCTTTCACATACATATGCCTTCCTATAAGCTTATAAAAAACCTGTAACTTTTGTAACTTTGTAACCGCACCCCTCAAACCCGCATAAACACTGGATTTTTCGGTTACAAAATACGCTTTTTAAATTGTAACCCTGCCTCAGGATTCTGTAACGGCTTCATTTAAACGGCAGTTCGCCGTCCTCCACAGGGATAAATTCTTCCTGCGGGTAAATCTTCTCAGCCATGTTGATACACGCACACCGGGCCGCCTTTCCATTGACCTTGGCAGATTTATACAGGTTATCCTTCCCTTTTGACAGCCTTCCCGCCTGATCCAGCCATGACAGCAACGCTCTGGGATTGTATCCCCCTTCTTCACAGATGCGCTCAAACACGCTCTTGATTATACGCACCTCATCGCCGGATACAGAGCCGTAGCAAGGATCTGCGCTGGGGTCAAACCTGGCAGCATTGCTGACATAAAAATCCTGGATATATTCATATCCGCGGGCACCGATATCTACCGCCTCCCTGGAATGGAGGTATGGTTCTATATCCCCAACCGTCAAACCCCTGCCATCGCAGAAGATCCATTCCGTAGCCAGCGCATCGGCTGTCAGCAGGATTGCAGCTGCCATGGTCTGTTTTTCCGTGCTGGATGTCCCTATATCACGGTAAAACTGCTTATAGAGGCCGGCTGCCTTTTCTTTTGCCTGATCGGTGGACATAAATGCCATGAACAGTTTCCCGGCATACCCATAGTTAGACCGGATCACATCCAATACCTCAACTGCATCCTCAAACAGCATCTCCCTGCACTCAATTTCTATGATACGGTTTACCGCACCCGCACCGGATGCAGCATGGGTAATGGGGGATTCTCCTGATGTAATAGTGCAGTTCTTCCATGTAGGGGTCTTCTGTAAGCCTCCGGCTTTTGCCCCTCTTGTCTTCCCAATTCCTTCACACAGCATATATACGGTTTGTTCAAAGGATTTTTTATCTTTCACAAGCTGGAATTCATCCAGTATCAGGGGCAGGTTGTTCACAAAACCGGCCAGCTGCTCCAGGCCTACAAGGGTGCCGTTAAATGTCTGGAGATACCCGGCCCCGTCATTTGGGTCAGCCCATACAGAAACTGCCAGAAGCTGTGCCACTGTCTTTCCTGTTCCAGATCCGCCCCACAAATGCAGGAGGAAATTCAGCTTTCCAATGGCTTTAATAACGATTGATGCAAAGGCTGCTGCCAGAGCGATCCTCGCCGCCGATCCTGCCTGCCTGACTTTTCTTGCCACGCCGAGCCATTTCTCATAATCTCCATAAGGGTGCACCGATTCAAACACTTTCCGAAAGTTCTCCAGGCCGTCAAACTCCAGGTTTTCCATATACGGACTGAACAGCCCGTTGGATGTCCATCCCAGATGGCTCACGGACTGGGCCTCCGGGATGGTGTTATGGTTCAGATCCTCCAAGTCCTGAAGGTATTCCACCAGGAAGGCTGCGTTCTTGTCCGATACCGAAATGTCCTTATCTGCCAGCTTCTTGATCTCCCTGGAACTGAAAAGGGTGCTTTTATTGGCAATCACCTCCCGCCAGCCGCGGAAATCCCTCCGAAACATAATCCGCAGCCGCACGGTCCCGTCATCAATATTTACCAGGCGCTGCACGGGCAGGATCGGGTGCACACAGGCAACATCCATCCCCTGTTCGCCGTTCCTCCGGAGGATCCCGTCATCATTGGCAATCCAGTCTCCGGTCAGCAGTTCAATGGGCTGGTCCTTAAAATCCGTCAGGTTATTTACCACGCTGCTCAGCCCGCTCCTGCGTTCTTCGTGCTGTTTCATATATGCCTTTACCATGGTCCCGAAACGCCTGAACCCGACACGTTCTGCGTTTGCATTCAAGTCATTATAAAGCTGCAGGTATGCAAACCCATTGTCCTTATGTTCAAACAGGAGACGGTATGGCTCTTCTGTATTAAATTCTTCCCTGCTGTACTCCTTCCTGATCTCATCCATCCCTGTTTCTCATTTCCTCCTGTTCCTGTTTCGTTCCAAATGCCAGTATCTCGTAATAATAGCGGTTCCTCTCCCTCAGGCTGACTGCTGCCTCCCAGACCTCCGAATACGGCTCCATACCAGGGATCAGCCTGTCCAGCATCCGGAGGGTCCGGCAGACTTCGCCCAGACGGCTCCATTTCCAGGCGGTTCTTTCCCGTTCCGCCTCACGCTGCTCTTCCCGTTCCCTTTTTATCTGTTCCCTCCGCCTCTGGGATGCAATCCGGCTGCAGGGCCGGTATGTGCCTCCCAGGCTCAGGAATGCTTCTTTGAATGAAACGCCCTCTATTTCCTGAACAAACGTAAAAATATCCCCGTTTGCCCCGCAGGCATGGCAGTGGTAGTCTTTTTCATACACCTTCAAGGACGGGGTTCTGTCCCCCTGGTGGAATGGGCAGCTGATAAAGCCCGCCCGGTTCGGATGGAACCCATAACGTTCCACAATCTCGCGCATACTGTATGTGCTTTTAATCTCATCTGCTGTCAACTCACTCACATCCCTGCAGATATTCTTTCAGTTCCCGGTACAGAATGTCACGGATCAGCCTTCCGGATGTTTCCGGCTTGCAGAAATCCAGCTGCATCCCATACCTTGCCCGGAACGCATCTATGCTTGCAATCAGGGCCTGCGGGGTAAGGAGACTGCGGTACTTACCATTATAGGCTTTCTCCCAGTTATCTCCCTCCACAAGCAGGTACACCCTGATCCCGGCCGCTCTGGCACGCTCAAACTCCCTTTCAAACCGTCTGCGCTCCCTTCCAAAGCACATACAAAGTTCATCCAGGTTCATCTTGCGTTCAATGACTGCCCTGGCAGAAAAATCAAGGACTTCTCCATCCGGCAGTGTACATTTGCAGGAATAATCCCCTACATCCAGTTTGGCCCTCTCATAAGGCAGTCCGGCAGCTTCCAGGCGTTCCTTCAGGCGTTCTGTAGGCTGCTCCCTCGTATCTACCAACAGGACCATCGATTCCAGACATTTGTCGATTTCAAAATTCGTGTACGGCATCCCAGGGCTCCTTAATTGAACGGGAGGGCTTCATCGTCCACCCCGTCCGGTATATTCATAAACCCATCGCCCACAGAAGACACATTCGATTCGGAAGGCTGCCCGCTGTTTTTATTCAGCAAAGTATCCGCCGGTATCTCAAACTTACCGGAACGGATCTTTTCCGCTGCCACCAATGAATGGCAGTTTGTAAAGAATCCATGGCGCCCTTCAAAATCATATTCCTTGTTGTTGAACAGGGCTCCAATTATTTTTCCTTTCAGGGTCTGTTCATCCCAGTTCCAGTGGTATCCCTGGTTGGATGCCTCAAAATGCATTACGGTTGTCTTGAACCTCCTCTGTCTGGGTTCATCTTCCTCGCTTCCGTCATCCTTCGGCACCCGGAGCCGATATGTACCTTTCCATTTCTTATCTTCTCCCGTCTGGTTCTTATAATTTCTTTCATAGAATCCTTTCTGTTCCCCTTCATCTATGTCAAAATAAAGGATAACCACATCTCCCCAGTCATTGGACTGGTACTTCACATCCAATATACGGAGGATGTATCCCCCGGCTGGCAGACGCTCGCTGTCTGTATATGCCTGTGCCTTTTCGTAGCCATTTAATCGTTTCATATTGCATCTCCTCACATTTCTACCGCGTCAAAATCATCCATGGCATATTCATAGATCCCCTGGCTGATGTAACGGTTATATCTTACATTATTGATTGCCTTCTCTTCTGACACGGCCCATGTCTTTGCTTCGTATTTCCCGCCGCGCATAACAAGGTAACATTTCTTTTTTGCCCTGCTGCCAGCCATGGTCAAAATTCCTCCAGGGCCTGGATCACTTTCACAATGTCATTTTCGATCTCAAAATCTTCAAATGCACCCATGGGGGATTTTGCTGTACTGTTATTGGCCCTCGTTTCAAACAGATACTTCCCATCCACACACTTTGACAGAAGTACGGTTGTAAACTTGCTTTCCAGGACAATCTTATTCAGCTTTTTTCCGGATGTTTGGATACGGGTAAACCGGTACCCGGCATCATCTGTCTCTGTCTGGGTATGGGCCGTGAATACGATCGTCAAGTCATCCCTGTAATCGTAGCATTCCACAATCAGATCCCATACACAGGTTGCCAGATCTACCCATTTGTCATATCCCTTTTCCTTGCTTCGCCGCATCTCATCAGCAACCATAAGCCCGTTTATGGTGTCCACAACAATCGTCCTGATACGCGGGCAGTCCGATGCAAGCTTTTTAATATAAGCCCTGACAATGTTTGCGTCGTCACACTTCAGGTAATTTTTGTTCTTTTCGCAGTACTGGTTCCTCCACCCTTTCCAGGAAAGCCCCTTTTTATCTGCGTCAATATAGTATGTACTCTGTGGATCCAGGTTTCTCATGGATGTTGTCTTTCCGGATCCTGATTCTCCGGCTATGCAGATTACTCTTGCCATTTATCCTTCCTCCTCAATCTTAATGATCGTGTCATTGGATGCATATTTAATCATGCTGGATGCCAGTTCCTTTACTGACAGGCTTCCCCTCGCTTCACGAAGCAGGCGCTCCAGGGTATCCGCTGCTTCTGAGCTGATCTTAATGACTGCATCCCCGTGTACATCCCGGTTGATCTTCACACCTTTTGGTTTCCTGACCATAATCACGTTAGGCATTTTCACGCACCTCCACCATTTCCTCCGGCTCCATCGCCAGGGTTGTATGTATGCCGCCTGCATGACAGCCTACATTGATATATCTTTCAGCCGGCTTTACTGCATCTACCTGGAAATTAACCCAGTTTTCGTAATCCCCGTACTCTACCCGGATCACCTGTCCCGGAACCAGTTCTTTTACCTTTACTTTCATTCTGCTTTTCCTCCCTGTCCCTTATCTTTCTTCTCAGCCAGTTCAAAGCCCAGCACTGCCGCCACAGTCTCACATTCAATCATCGTATACTTGCTTGCCTGGATAATTCCGGCCAGCGCATTGACCCGTCCCATAAGCATCAGAGCCTCTTCATACTGGTTGTCCGCACAAAAAACATCATTTTTTCTGTTTGCCATCTTGTTTCCTCTCTCATTCTCCCTTATAATAGAGGGTGTTGATTTTTTATTTTCTGGGCCTGCCACAGTTGCCGCTGTGCAGGTCCTTTTTTATTCTTTTCCTCTCCCTCATATTTCTATAACCGTCCGTGTTTCCTGATCGTAGATCAATCTCAGTTTGTCTCCATTCACATCTGTCAGCTCTGCTTCATTCTGGCTCTTCATCTCAAATGATATATTGTCCATCACAAGGCCTCTCTCTTCCAGTTTTTCCAGATGTTTACGGATCTTAAATTCCGCTATTGTCTTTGCTCCTCTAACCATCCTTTTCTCACCTCCTTTCACAGTGTCACAATCCCACAGGCCACCAATAGCAGCACCGTCTCCATCCCCAAGAGGAATGCCATCACCGTAGACAGCCGACCAAACAGGCGCACATCCTTATGGCTCTGTCTGAGCTGCTCCCCAGCGATCCGGCCCAGCTTCAGGATCTGCTTCTCTTCCTCCTGAGTGATTACAACGTCCTCCACTGGGGGCTGATACTTAATTGCTTCTGCTTGCATTTTCTTCTCCTCTCCATATGTACCCAGTCCACTCCCATAACTTTTTGGGACTGATATAGTAATTGGTTCTTTTTCCTGATTCCATCTGTTTAAGATCTGTAACCTGCCGTTTGTCCTGAGTCGCTATTCCAATAGGCAGCCATCCAGAAATGATTCCTGCCTGAATCCAAGTAGCATCCTTCCCGAAAACCCGTGCTGCAACGGCCACCGGAACGCCTTTCTCTCCAAACTCGGGTACAGAATTCTCACTCATAAGCATACGAGCTATATGCTCTCCTATTTCCTTCGCCTGAGTCAGTTGTATTACGCTCTCTGTCATGCTCTCACCTCCCGTCCTCAGTCTCTGCAAAATACTCCACCGGAACATCAAAATACTTGGCGAGGATAAGAAGTTTATCCAGTTTTGGATTACTTCGACCACTCTTCCAATCAGAAAAAGTAGACTTCGTAATTCCAGTATCTATTGATACTCTGTAATCTGTCACATTTCTTTTATCTCGTAATGTAACATATTTTTCATACATATTTTTCTCCTTTCCGAACTTTTCTATTGATTTTAGTTCGGAAATCAGTTATAATACATTTACCAGACATAAAATAACAAACAACACTTGGCTGTTTTGATTTCCGAACTTTGTATTTGTATTATAAGACGGATTTCAGAACTTGTCAATAGTTTTTTGTACGGATTTTCAAACTTTTAAGGAGTTCATTATGTACGAAATTTATTGCAAGTTACGAAATGAAAAAGGTGTTAAAGATTCTGACGTTGTAAAAGCAACCGGAATTACAAAATCTACTTTCTCTGATTGGAAAAGTGGGCGAAGTAAACCTAAAAATGATAAGCTGCAAAAGATAGCTGACTATTTTGGCGTAACATTAGACTATCTAACAACTGGAAATAATGATATGATAAAAGAAAAGCCCCCTATGTTAACCGCCAGAGATGAAAGAGATATAAAAAAGGATCTTGATTCGCTAAGAGAAAAATTACTTAATAAAGATTTAGGGCCTGCTGCGTATGATGGGGAAGATATACCTGATGATGATATCGAACTCTTTTTAGGCCAAGTGGATCTTATGTTACATAGATTAAAAGTAAAGAACAAAGTAAAATATGGCAACAAAAATAAAAAGTAGGTGAGTCCAGCCTTGAATAACACGATTAAAAAGAAAGTTGCTTATTACATAAAAAAATATCAGACAAACGATCCTTTTACTTTAGCTGAAGCACTCGGAATTGAAGTTGCAATTGGTGATATCGGCACGCGATCAGGATGCTATATGTATCTAAAGCGTAATAAATGTATCTGGATAAATGAAAATCTTGAAGGAAATGAGCGCTTATTTGTCATGGCGCATGAATTAGGTCATGCAATTCTTCACCCTCGTGAAAACTGCTATTTCATAAAGCATAAAACTCTCTTTCTTAATTCGCGTAAAGAGCAGGAAGCCAACAAATTTGCCGTTGAATTTTTAATTTCCGATGAAGTTCTATATGAATATTTCAGATATCAGGACTATACGATCGAACAGGCAGCACGTGTATTGGGTTATCAAAAAGAATTGATTGAATTGAGATTAAAATAGCCAATGGCGTTTTAATAAATAAAAGCAAAAGAGGTATGTGGTATGAAAAAAAGAAAGTGGTATCTTCAAACATGGTTTATTTGTATTCTATTTATGTTTTGGCCCTCTATTATTTCTATTATTGTAGGAATAGTATTGCTCACATTACAAATGATTGAAAATAATAAACTGGAAAAAAAATATGGGGATATCGATTCCTTAAATAATAAAATCACTAATCTTGAAAAGGAAATTGATAATAAAAAAACAGACTACAATAATCTATGTGATGCAATCAATGTCTTAGAAGGTGATGTTTTGTGCCAGCATTATTGTTTTACTGATTATGATGGGATTTCATCTGAAGAATGCAAAAATAATTTAGCTGTTCTAAAATTGGAGGAGCAAAATTATATCAAAAATTCCAATTTTATAAAGACATACGGAAATTCTCCTAAAAAAATGTTAAATGCCAATACCAAACAGATACTGCGCTGCTTTAATGCTGAATGCGATAATGTTTTATTAAATCTTTCCATTAAAACCATTGATTCTGCAAGAAACAAAATAACAAAATCCTTTGAAACTCTCAATAAATTATTTGACGTTGATAATGTACAACTGAATCAGAAACTCCTACAATATAAATTAGATGAACTGAATCTTGTTTACACATATGAATTAAAAAAAGAGCAGGAACGCGAACAGCAAAAGGCTATCAAAGAGCAAATGATAGAGGAAGAGAAGGTTCGAAGAGAAATAGAACGTCAAAAGGCCAAACTCGAAAAAGACCAGACCCAATGTTCCAATGAAATCAATCGTCTTATACAGTATATGCAAAAAACCCAAGATGATGTGGAAAAACAATTATACATCGATAAAATCAAAGAATTAAATGATAAGTTAAAACAATTAGAAGCTGACAAAGCAACCGTTCTGGAACGTGAGGCCAATGCTCGTGCAGGTTATGTCTATATTATTTCTAATCTTGGCTCTTTTGGTCAGGATGTATATAAAATAGGAATGACACGTCGCCTAGAGCCTATGGATCGTATAAAAGAACTTGGAAGTGCTTCTGTCCCCTTTGAATTTGATGTACACGCCATGATATTCTCGGACGATGCCCCTGCTCTTGAAACAGCTTTACATCAAGCTTTTGAAAAACAAAGTGTAAATCGAGTAAATTTAAGAAAAGAATTTTTTAAAGTATCTTTGGATGATATAGAAAAGGTAGTTAAAGAAAATTTTAATAATACAGTCAAATTCACACGAATTCCAGTGGCTAAAGAATATAATGAAACTCTTGAAATTTTAAAACAGGAACAGTCTGCTTAATAACGCAAAAACCGCCCCTGCGCCAACAGGAACGGCTTTTAGATAAATTCTGTACAGGCCACGGAGGCCAAATACAATATGATCTCAACACCCATATTGTACCATACCTCCTTACACCTGTACAGGTGTATTTTTTATACCCAAAAATGTGCGACGTCGCAACAATAAGGAGGAATAATTATGGCACTGATTCAATGTCCGGAATGTCAGCTACAAGTCAGTGACAAGGCCCTGGCCTGCCCCCATTGCGGTTATCCGTTGAATCGAACGGTTATCCAGAACAATTATAAAAAACGTGCCAGACGAAAACGGCTGCCTAATGGTTTCGGAAGCATCACAGAAATAAAAGGCAAAAATCTGCGCAATCCCTTTTGGACTCGAGTCTGCGTTGGAAAAACAGAATTCAATAAACCCATACTGAAACCGCTGAAGCCCAAAGCTTATTTTCCAACTTACAACGAAGCTTATCAGGCCCTGATAGATTATAACCGCAATCCTTACGATCTTAAAGATGATATTCTCGTTGAAGAACTCTATGAAAAATGGACCGATACCTACCTGAGCACCTGTGATGAAAGCTATGCTCGTACGATCACATCCGCCTGGGCCTACTGTTCCAGCATCTACCGGATGCGGGCAAAAGATGTACGGGCAAGGCATATAAAGGGAGTTATGGACGAAGGATACCGCATCGAAACACGCGGAAAAAAGAAAGGTGAGAAGGTATTTCCCAGCGCCGGTACAAAGGCACGGATAAAATCTCTCTTTAATTTGATGTATGACTATGCACTGGAATATGAAATTGTGACCGTGAACTATGCCAGAACATTTGATATATCGGAAGACATTATGAAAGAAAAAGAAGCGTCGAAGCGAAGCCACATCCCCTTCTCAGACAATGAGCTTAACATCCTATGGGAAAATGTCGGGAAAGTGAAATACATAGACTGGATCCTGATTCAATGTTATATGGGATGGAGACCTCAGGAACTTGCCCTGCTCCGTTTGGATGAGATCAATCTCGAAGAATGGTATATGCAGGCCGGAATAAAAACGGATGCTGGTAAGCAGCGTATTGTCCCAATCCATACCAGAATCCGAGACTTGGTAAAACAGAATTATGATATTGCCATGTCTCTGGGAAGCCCATACCTCTTTAATGATAAGGGGCAAACCCATGCCGGCTCTTATAAAATTACCTATGATAAATACAGCTATCGTTTCAAGGCTGTGATGGCAGCGCTTAATCTCAATCCAGAGCACCGCCCTCATGATCCCCGAAATACCTTCGTCACCAGGGCAAAGAAAGCCGAAGTTGATGAATATGCATTAAAGGAGATGGTGGGGCATAAAATCCAGGATATCACTGAATCCGTTTACACCCTCCGGGATCTGGAATGGCTGCGGTCAGATCTGGAAAAAATCAGGTAG